GCGATCGCTTAGCCATAGCAGGCATCTGCTTGAGCATACGATCAGTACTCAAGACGGACTTCTCGATACCCTTTCTGAACGACGAATCGAAGTGCTTGACTGCATTAACTGCAACACGAGCTAGCTCAGCTGTCCCCTTGGTAATTCCGCTCTCCATGCCCTGCATGACGAAACTACCAATTTGCATGAACACCCTCGAAGGAGAACCTATACCCAGAAAGTCACCTATCCCACTGACAACGTTGCCAACAGCGTTCTTCGCTCCCTCTGCCACATCGCCAGCAACATTTGCAATCCCCTCACCTAGGCTCTTCAGAGCATTCTTACCCATATCAAAGAGCAGCCCGGGAAGATTCGTCAGACCCTTAACAAACTCCCCAGGAAGGCTCTTAATGTAGGGCCAGACGACTTTATCCCAGAACTCTTTAGCTCCTGCTCGCAGCTTACCAAATGCTTCGCGACCCTTACGGTGCAACAACTTGGGGAGCTCCCCGATGCCATCACCAAACTTGCCAGGAAGACTCTTGATAAAGGGCCAAATGGTATTGTCCCAAATCTCCTTGGCTCCCCTATTAAGGCTCAGCATAAACTCAGCCGCTTTGACGAAGAGCTTGTCAGGTAGTCCAGCGATAGCACTAATAAGCTTTCCGGGTAACCCTCCAAACCAACTGACGATTTCCCCAATCATGTCCGGAATGATTGAGCCACCAACTAGGTTATGCCAAAGGTCCTTGAAGAAATTGATCACACCTTCAACAAGACCGCTAATTATGTTGAATATTGCCTCGGGCAGTCCCACTACGAGCTGAATGATACCGTCAACGATAGTGCCTACGATGTCCTTCGCTGCCTGCCAAGCCGCCTTCCAGTCCCCAGTAAACACTGCATAGACGAAGTCTATGATGCCCTTGATCAGTTCTATGAAGGTCCCAATCAGTCCACCGATAAAGGCAACAGCCTCGCCGACTACGACAGCTATAGTATTCCATACCAAGCCGAACGTTGCGCCCATAGCTCCGAGTACCGGTCTGAGAAGTCCGTACCAAATAGTCTGAACGAAGCCAATGATGACCTCGGAGAGAATGTTAAATGCGAATCCCACACCCTTGGCTATAATACCGAACAGCCAAGTGAATATGCGAGCCATAGTCTCAAGCGCCGGCTTCAGTAGGTTATTCCAGCCGAACTCGACTATCATGGCAATTATGTCAACAAGCTTGCCCATGCTGGCGCCGAAGCCATTCAGTGCTGGCTGGATCGCTGCCCAAGCTCTCAAGAAGCCGTCCTTGAGAGTGTTCCAGCCCTCGATGAGTCGAGGCAATAAAGCGTCAACGACCTTGCTAATGAAGTCGCCGACCTCCTTAGCAAACGGCCCAAAGAAATCTACGAGCTTCCCAACAGCGTCCCCTACAGCATCTGTCAGGCTATTCCAAGCGTCAGCGATCTTGGGAAGAAGCTCACCTGCAAGGCTCGATGCCCACTCTGCAACGGCTACGCCAGCGTCCTGAATCAGTCCGACGATCTTCATGACAGTCGGTCCGATGGCGCCCCAGACTACATCCCAGGCTGCAGCAATCTTCTCACCAACCATCGCGAACCAGTTACCAACGTCTTTAGCAACCGCGACGCCCTTGTTGAACCACTCGACCATCTTCTGCCAAGCAGCAACGACAGCATCCTTGACTGCATTCCAGACCCTCAAGGTTACTTCTTTGACCTTGTCCCAGTTCTTAACGAGCAGGACAACGATTGCAATGACGGCAATGATTGCTACAACTACACCGGCGCCGACTGCTGCAACGGTTCCTAAAGCAATGCCAGCTAGAGTAGCCGCGCCCTGCATAACTAAGAAGAGGCCTGCAACGAAGGCTACCACACCCACTACGATAGCGATACCAGCTGCTAGAGCTGCAAACTTAGCAATGAGGTCCTTCGCTCGCGGACTGAGGTTTGCCCACATGTCGAGCAATTTGCTAATTGCCTGAACAAGCTGAAGCTTCATGGGCAGTAAGCGATCACCGATCTCGAGTCGCATCGCCTCGTACTTGTTCTGCATTAACTGGATCTGACTCTGTGGTGCCTGGAACATAGTGTCGTATGCTTGATCGAACACACCTTGGGAATTCTCCATCCAACCAACGTGTTGCTCGAAGTCATCGAAGTTCTTAAGCGCCAAGTCCCAGAACCGTCGGGCCTGAATTCGGTTGCCACCACCAACCAGAAGTTCCTGCAGTGCCGCCGCCCGTTCGGGGGCAGTCATGTCCTTGAACCTATCGTTCACTTGTCCTAGGATATCGACGAGAGGACGGAACTCTCCATGGGCATCCTTGACCTTCACACCGATAGCTTCAAGCTTGCCTACGACCTTCGGGTGCGCAATAGTTTCTAGCGCACGTGCTGCGGACGTAGATGCCATAGCCGCACTCAGACCATTTCTAGTCATGAACGACATCATAGCACCTAGGGTCTCAAAATTCTGACCTGCCCGAGCTGCAGCAGGAATAGCCTTACCAATGTTGTTCGACAGCTCGTCGTAGGTGATAACGCCCTTACGAATGATCTGGAACTGAACGTCCTGAAGTCTGGTCAGCTCCGAGACTGGTAGCTGGTAAGCGTTCAACAAGGCAATCGAGGTTCGAGCCGCTGCTTGAATATCACCCTGACCCGTTACAGCTTCCTTAGCAAAGCCGCGCAGGAGAGCTTCCGACTCCACTACAGAGACATCAATCGAGCTGAACACAAACTTCAGGGTCTCTTGCAGTGCTGTAAGTGGTACAGGGATATCCCTACCCACACGAATACCGATTTCGGCCAGCTCTGCGACAGAGGTCTTAACGTTATCCGTCTGCGTCAGAGTCTGCGCCGCAAGGGTATTGTACTCTGCAGCAGCGTTAGTCATATCGTTAAGGGCACGAGCGCCAACAACACCGGCACCGGCCACACCAATACCGATTGTCATCATAGCCTGGCCGCGACGAATCTGCCTTCGTGCTGCTTCTTGAGTCTCACGATCCAAACTTCGAATGCTGCCAGCCATGTTGCGCACGACACGAGAGGCTTCATCCCTAGCACGAAGGATAAGATACAGCTCTCGTGTAGTAATTGCCACCGACTATCTCCTAGCCTTCGCTCGAGCCTCTGCCTCTCGCTGCGAGTCCTGAATGTCCTTCTCCTCCTTCGCAGCTATAGCGTTCAGAGCTGCTCGAATTAGAATTACATGGTAGTGATCTTGATCGAGAATTCCGCCTGCTCGAGGCAACACTCCCAGCTGCTTGCAGATCGAGGCCAGTTCCAAAGCCAGTTGGACTTCTTCATCAGGATCCCTATTAAGAATGATACTGGCCTTGATCCGCTCGGTTAGTTTCCCTCCTCGTCCTCCTCATTAAAGTTGTTCATGTCACCGATGAGCTTTTCGATCTCCTGCCCTACCCTAGGGTCTAGACGATTGAAGTCGACAGGGCTGGCCAAGTTGAGCTTCTTGCCCTGATCATCCTCGAGGTTGTGGTCGACGATACACGTCTTGAACTCGAACTGGGTGATCTTCTCGTCCGCCATCGCGATCTCACCAGCGACAGCATCCTTGCCCTTCTTAGCGTCGCCGCTAAAGCTCATCTTCAGCATTGCGCGCCGCTGGACAATCTGGCCGTAACTCATCCTTCTCAGTACGACCTTACCATCCGGCGGCGCCGTCTTCAGGTTATGCGTCTCCGTGTCTTCCAGGTTCACAGTTGCTCGTGGCATTTTAGTTCCTCCCTCAGGAACAGTTGTTCTTCCTCATCTACTAGGCACCAATGTCCTCGTCGGTCACAGTTGTGATCTCGTACTGCTTGCCCGCAGCGTCGATGACCGCCTGGTAGCTCACCGAAGCACGAACCAGGTCGCCCTGACCGCTCAGAGGCACCTCGTAGGTGTCCTTGATCGATGCCGGGAACAGAATGCTGATCTGCTCATTGGCCGTCTTGATAGCCTCAAGGGTGATCGACTGAGCCGTCAGCTCCTTGTAGGCCTCGTAGTCAGTGCGGCCATCGAAGTCCCGCTCGATCGACATCGACACTGTTTCCTCGCCGAACTTGATGAACTGAGCACCACGCTCACCAGAGCCGGCGCCCTTGAGCCTGTACTGCGGCTCAGGGGAGTCGTCCACGGTGAATGTGAATGTGTCAGCATCGAAAATCTGCGCAGCAGTTGGGATCTGCAAGCTGTAGAACCCGGCGCCGTACGGTGTGCTCTCCGGCCACGCAGGCACCATTACAGCTTCTTCGTCCTCGTCGCGTCCCAACAAGCTGACGTTGAACTTCAGTACACCGTCTTCGACTGAGAACACGAACTGGCCAACTACCAGACCGTTGTACCCGAAGATGTCGTTGTTACGCCGAATCGTCAACGAGAGTGTCTGCGTCGGAATAGCTGCAGGACTCGGAGTGAACGTGTACGTGTGGAACCCCGCAGCAGGAATGTCAGTCTGCTTGACAACCGTAGTCCGAGCAGCGTGGAGGAACATCGTAACGATGTCGGTCAGCGCCTCCATGTTCACGTCGCCCTCGGTATGAACGTTACCCTTGATGGCCCCGATCACACCTGGACTGTTTCGAATTGGCCGCCGCCAAACGGTAGCCTGCTGGTACTGCAGGTTCTCGCTCTCGAACGGTATAAACTTGGTAGGGGCCTCATACGTACCGGAGACTGTCTCCAGCGCGATACCCATGATGCCAGCTGCACCAACACCCGGCGCCATTAGCCCTCACTCCCTTCATCCTTCTTGGCCTCTGTGGACTTCTTCGGAACAGTACCTTTACTACCTGGGATCCTCTTGACCTCGAACATAGTACTGTCCGCAAGAACCTCATCGAGGCCAGCATCAGGCTTGTCCTTCGCCCACAAGTAAGAATGGGCCGCCTTAAAGTCCCGTGCCTGCTGATCGGTGACTGTAACCGTTTCACCAACCTTTACCTCACCAACGCCTGCGACCGTCACCTTCGATCCCTTCGGACGGCCCGGCTGTGTAACCTTCAGCTCGTACATAGTCTCCCTCCTCATAATACCTTCTCGACCTGTATGGTACGCGACAGCGCCGCAAGCTCGTCTAGGGCAATGTCAGGATGGAGCCTGCGTACGCCGTGGACCGCAATGAACGCTTCTACCTGTTCATCTGTGAGTACCTGCCACCTTCTGTTGCGAAGCGTGCCCACCTTAGGAATGGTCACAGGGACCGCACCCGGTCTGCCCGGAACATCTATTCTCATTCGGTAAAACATCACAGGTCCTGTGGTAGGAACTCTTGCGTCTTGGCCGTGACAGTCATTCGTGCGGCCCTAAACGTTGTGGTTGCCTTCTGGGGATACCCCGCCTCGATGTTAGTCACGAAACAATGAATGACATTCTCAGAATTACCTACACCATTTCGAAGGTGTGGATCTTGATGAATTAGAGCCTCAATGCTCTCTGCGAGGAGCGTCGCATCGCGAAGTGTCTGTTGAACGCTCTGGGTCACTATGCTGTGATAGACAAGGATGAAGACAGTGATGTCTACCTCTGTCTTTCGAGGAACGCCCCTAAGTTCAGCAACCTTGGTTCCTGGTTCAACGCACACAGCAGGGACTACGCTGATGGTGCTCTGGTCCCCAAAGAACAAAGCCTGAATTCCCAGGGTCGTCTTGTTAGCATCGATCTTGCTCTTCAGCAGGTCAGTCACAGCAACCAGGTCAGCAACTAGAGCCATACTAACCACCCAACGTTCTGGGCCAGGCCCTATCAATTCGTTCGCCGAGCCACTTCGCAAAGACCTTCCGGATCTCTTCCGTGTCACGCTCCTGAAGCATAACGAACGGACGCGCCGGAATCGAGGAGACAGGACGACCGCCACCTCCCGCAGCCATCGTACGACGCATCTGAGCTGCCGTCCGAGCTCCACCGGCCGCAGCTCGTCCAGAGGTGCCCGCCTGATGAAGTGCTCCGTACCAAACAAAGCCGGGCAGACTACGAAAGATTGCGGCCTCACGGCCAATGTCCCAACGAGCCAAAGCGGTAGCCGCCCCCCTAAGGCGGCCACTACTGACAAGTATGCTCTGAATTGTTCGGCCCATTCGCTCAGCGATTTCGTACGTAGCCTCAGAGAGCGGCTCCCAGGACGGTCTGCCCTCAGTATCAAAGTTCGCACGAATACTAGGGATAATTACTTCCTGAACAGAACGCTTCAGAGGCTCATGGAAGGACCTAATGCTCATACCGAGCTTGTCGATACGCCGAGTAGTCAAGCCCAGTGTGGGACTAAACGTGACACCAGGAATCGCCGCGCCAGCAGGAATCGCATCAATACGCAGACCGTTAGCAGCCGCGTCCCAAATTGCCCTAGGAGATGGACGCGCCGACAACACACGCCGTGGCATGTCGCACCTCCTACCAAATCTGACCCATAGAGAACTTCTCTGGCCCGAGACTCGAGTCCTCAGGAGTGGGCTCCAGTAGCGACGACTCGTCAGTTGGATAGAACGACGGCCCGGTATCCGGAGGAGGAGTAATTTCATCTTCCAGTAAAACCGATCCATCGAGCAAGCCTTGAGTCAGTTCATTTGCCACCTGCAGAAGACGAAGAGCGTACTGATTACTGCCCGCCTCGTCCTCACTAAACTGACGACTGTAAAACCATGACACGTATGTCATGGCAATAATACTCTTGACTAGTGTCGGTGTAGTCAGATCATCGACCCAGGTGTCAGCCTCTTCGAACCGAGACCTCAGTCGGGCAACCACCTGGTTGCCCAACTGAGTCTCTAGCTGAGCATCCAAGGAGCCCAGAGTGAGCTTTGTAGGTTCAGCCCAACTCTGAGCTTCCGGGACCGTAATGCGCGGCATTAGCTCTGGCCGCCGCCGCTGCTGGTCTTGCTACTCGTGCTGGAACCGCTCGAACTCGAAGAGCCCTTGCTGCTACTGGCAGAAGTCTCAGCTTCTGCCAGCTTCTTCTTGAGCTCCGCGATCTCAGCATCCTTGGCAGCAAGCTCTTCAGCTGCCTGACCTTCAGCCTGTGCGACCGAGGACGGTTCACCGATGACGCCGATCTCCTTGTAGTGCTTGAGCTCGTCGCTCGTGAAGTAGCCCTTCGGTACCGATTCACCTGCAGGGAGCGTCTCTCGACGCTCCTGCGTTCCAGGCTTGATGCCGCCCTTGATGGTCGCGAGTGCGGTAAGTGCCATGTGTCTAACCTCCCTCAGGTCAGCTCAGGACGTCCTTCAGAAGGAAGCCGGTGATCGACTTCCCCACGTCCGCACTTCCAGGATTGATGTCGACGCCGATGAACCTGAGGTCGTAGCGGCGCGACACTCGAACGAGATCGCTCTTCCGCTTCTCCTCACGCCACCGGTCGACGACCTGAGCACGCCCGGCGCCGTAGCTCCAAACGAACTCGTAGGCAAAGGCGGGGATCCGGAGGCCGGCGCGACCAGGCACCCACGCGAGCACGACGTCGTCGCCCCACAGGTAGCCCACAGACACAGCGTTGCCAGCAGTTCCGGGCGGCCCCGAACCTACGCCCACGCCGGGGACGATCACGTTCTGGAGACCGAACACCGACGCGATGATCTCGGGCGTCAGGACCGCACGCTCCGAGTACTTGATCCGCTCGATGATGTCCGGGTGATCCTCGAGGAAGCTCATCACCAGATAGGGGATGACTCCCAAGTTGGGCTCCATGAACACCTGAGCGTGAACGGCTCGCCGAGCGTCCTTGACATCCCCAATGGGGTCGGACGTAGCGTAGTCGTCCCACTTGTTGGTCACCGTCTGAGACATGCCAGTGGCGTAGTTGGCCACTGTGGTAACGAGATCGCGCATGGCGAGCTCACGACCCAACATGATCTTCGACGTGACGAGCTCCGTACCATCACGATCAGGAGCGAGTGGAGAGTCCACATTCTCGCGCTCTTCATCCGTCACCGGAGTCTGGAGCGCGTGCTCCTCTGCGTAGTACGGTTCGGTTGAAACCTGCAGGCCCGGGATCTCGTTCGCTTCAGTGCCAGGAGCACGAAGGTCGCTTGTCTCAGGAATCCAGGCCTCGCGGCCGAACACGTAGTACTTGTCCGACTGCTTTCGCACGAGGACTTGTGGGAACAAAGAGTTCCCAACGAGTCCGTTGTTCGGCCACGCCAGAGAGATGTTGGTGAGGACCTCATCAACATGGACGTTGCCCGAACCGGTCGGGTTGTAAACCATTGTCCTAATTCACCTCTTCTCTCTGTTATGCGCCAACTGGCGTCAGTAGAACGTCAACGTGCGCGCCTGCAGTTGCCTCACCAGCGCTTGCAGCGCTCAGCGCAATGCCAACGGCTGCGCCCGTCGTGTGGTCGACTGCCAAACCTGTCGCGCTCGAGGCGACAGAGTTGCCCTTGGTGATCGCTCCGCCCGCACGAACCCGAGCGATGCCAAGGATTCGAACATCCGCTACGACCTTACCCGTAGCAACCTTGTCGGCGTCGATGTTCTCCTGGAAGACACCGAGGACAGGCCCGTTCACCGTGTCATTGGCTACAGCCGACTGCTCACCGGTGCCAAACTTGGCAAACGTACCCTGAACGACCGCGTCGGTGCCTTCTACCCGAAAGCCCTTATCGAGCACGTAGTTGGGTCCGGTACCCATTATGGTTCCCTCCTCTCACTCACTCGCGCCCGGCGAAGGACTCTTCGCGGTACGCATCGTACAGCTGCCGGTCGTTGAGGGCCACCTGCTCGACAGCATCCGAGTAGGACAGATCCCCGTCCTTCTGGAGTTGCGCTACAGCCTCGTTGAACCGCTTGGTCGGCGAGCCGTCACCTCGCGGCTGCCAGCCGCGCTCGGTCATGTCAACGATCCCGAGTTCCAGCGTCCTCTTGTAGGTCTTGTAGACCTCTTCGGCCAGCTCCTTTGGCGAGTTCAGCATGACCTCGCGAAGCTGTGCCTTCGTCGCCGGTGGGATCTTGAAGCGCTCGTCGAGGTGATCCAGCTCGCTGAGTCGCTTGTCGACCGCGTCCTCCTTCGTCCTCTTGTCGAACTTCTTGAGCTGGTCGTGCTGAACCGTGACCAGCTCGGTGAGCGCCTTGACAGCGGGGTTGCTCCCGACCTCGCTGAGCTGCTTGAGAAGCTCGTCGACCGACTTGTCAGACAAGTCAGGGAGATCGTCGTCCTTCTTCTCCGACAGCCCCGCGATAGCCGTGAGTACCTCTTCGTCCGTAGCGGTCTCCGACAGCTTCAAGGCCTCACGAAGCTTCTTCGCGTCCATGCTGTCGTCTCCCTCCTTCTCCTTGTCCTTCTTGTTCTTATCCTCCGATGCCGGAGGATCCGGTGGCGGATCCGGTGGAGGCGGATCCGTCTTGGGTGGGTCGGTAACTAGCTCCGACAGGTTGATTGGTAGGACGTCCTTCATGAATGGACGGTTTGTCAAACCGCCACCCACGATGACGTCCTTGTGCTTCTGTCCGGTCTTGGGGTGCTCCCACTCGTCAGCGAACTCCGCCGAAAGGTACCGGTACGCCTTGTCCTTGATCTTCTTGTAGGCGTCCTTGGTCCACTCGACCAGTAGCCACAAGCCATCGGAACGAGCGTCTGCGTTCTTGACCCAGCCCGCTGCCTCGGTAGTCTTGAGGTTGTGGTCGTAGTTGATGTCGGGATCTACCTCACGTACCTTGCTCTTGACACCTTCAGCAAATTGCTGAACGCGCTCGGGCGTGATGTCGATCTCGCCGTAGACGGGGTGCTGGTACTTGCCGAGTGGCAATGCTTGAACCCAGACCGTGTTGTCGGTGACCTCATTGAAGCGCGAGTGTGCACTCGCCTCCTGAAGGTCTACCCAGTGACCAACACGATAGGTCATCACGCAACCTCCTTCCTGCTCCTAGTATAACTGCTTCCCATCTGGATAGCCCTACTGAAAGTATATAATAGTTACTCACCTCCTGACTGTATGGCACGGTATAGCGAACCGAAAGGTCTTACCATCGGTAAGACTGATCACCATTAGGTTCTTTTCGGGGCAGCTAATATTAGCTATTCCGACTCCCCTAGGACCGACGATCGACTCCCCGTCACGCCCGTCAGTACCATTGGTACCGTCGCGCCCGTCAGTGCCATTAATTCCGTCTCGCCCGTCGTCACCCTGGCAATCATTGCGAGCGGCACAGAATGCAATGAACTGCGACTCAAGATCAGACTCTGCAACCGTCGACGCAGGTGGCGGGTTATCCCCGAGCCAGCTGGTCACAATAGGCTCGATCAGCCTCGGGGTGACGTCCTCTAGATGTGCCCTAACCTCCTCTGGAGGCGGCGGATCACCTTTGTCGCCTCTATCTCCCCGACACGCCTCAAGTCCGAGCTCCTCGACACACGACGCACCGACGTCGCCCTTCTCGCCGGCAACAGGCTGTACCGGATTCTGGACTATCTGCTCGGCCTGGCGACAGAGGAAGGCGTACTCGTTTTCGATCCCTTCCTCTCTTTCACAAATGTACATGATGCCCTCGGACGCCAGAGTAGCGTTACCGGAAGCAACTTCTGCTTTTCGCTCGATAAGATCATGATTCGAGGCGAGCATGTACGTCTGTGCGATGTAGAGACAGAGGAACAACGCCGCTGTGATGACGAAGACCCTTCGGTTGGTGCCGTTCTTGACCTGCATTGGCCTCACCCCGAGCCGGAATCCAGTATCTCATCCACGCACGTCTGAGCCTCCTTGACAGTCTCGGCCCCGCGAGCGCAGAACGAGCTAACAACTTGACCGTCGATGATCCGCTGAATCACTTGTGATTGCTGTTCTTGAGACCGTTCGTAGCATGGCTCGCCAGGCACCGTGAAGCACTCCAGTGTTTCCTGAACACCAACGACTCGAAGAATGATTACAATCAGTACAATTGAGATCGCGAGCGTGACCCCAATCACAATGAGTGTCGCAAAAAGTAGGCGCCGTCTAGCTTGCGCCAGTATCCCTGCGGTGTCCCGGAGTTCGCTTGCCTCGTCCGTTAGTTTCTCGATCATCGCTAGGAACTTGCTCTCCGACATCCTGCACCTCCTCTCTTAATTCTGCAGCTAAATCGGTTAGTACCGTTCTCGCCGTTTCGAGATCGCTCGCTACTTGAAGTAGTCGCTGTTCAAACGTCACACTAGCCACTGCGACCGCCACCCCCATCCTCTTCAAGCTGCTGCACGCGAGATCGAATCACACGTGCTTCTCGTTCACGTTCCTCAGTCAGCTCTCGAATCACGGACTGTGAATCACTAAGAGCGTGGGACGCAGTAAGTAGCGCTGGCACGACTTTATCAGCAATAACGCTATTGAGTCGT